CTCCACGAGTCTCCATCTCTTCCAAATGTTCTGTTTCATTTAATGCCTGATAGAAATGTTCCTTCATCAAATATATATGTTCCTTATCCCGTAATCCAAGTGACTCACGGAGATGTAACACCGATATAAAAGAAAAATAGGGTGCACGAGCAATCACCTCAAGCACCCAAAATCTTTGATAATCTCTACCTCTGTATAGGTAGTCCAAGATACTAATAGTTATATCAAGGACGAAAGTATTGAATTGTTTCATATAAGTATTTATACTTATTATACCAAATTCTCTTCCTGCTCCGTTAGTAATGTTAGGTCAGATGTAGGATAAGCAACACATGTAAGGACGAAACCATCATCCATCTGTTCGTCATCTAGGAATGACTGTTCTTCTTGATTGACCGTTCCCTCTACAATTTTCATAGCACATGATGAACATGCTCCTGCTCTACAGGATGAAGGGTGATCGATGCCTGCTTCTTCAAGTGCATCTAAGATGTAAGAATCTTCGCTGCATTCAAATGTTTCTGTTGCACCTTCTGGTGAGTTGAGTGTAATAGTTGCCATTATTCAAATGATATGCCTTCCTCTTCTGGAAGGTCTCTGTCTAAGTCAGGTAGATGTGGTTCTACCCAGTGATCTTTGTTGTCAATGCCTGCTGCATTTACATATCTCATGATGTGCTGATCCACCTGTCTGAATAAATCATGGAGGTTCAGATCCATTCGTATGTCATGTGCTATCTCTGCCACTTGCTTCTCTGTGAGACAGTGGTCTGGATGAAGAAGATCACAACAAGGTATCCTCTTCTCAATGAGTTCGTTCAAGTTGATACGAATCTCGTAATCTTGGTATACGGGCATTACTGTTTCATAATAATAATTTTATCTACATGGTTAGGATGATCTCTAAGAAAGGGTACATCCTCCCTTGCTATTGATGCTGCTTCAAAAGCATCATTTGCATAAGTTCCTATCTCTAAGTGGGCATTACCAGAGTCATGGTATTCCACAGAATAGTGATGCATGTGTAAGTATTATGTACTACAAACTATATTATAATCCGATACCGTTATAAAACCACAATGTTATGGACTCAACACCCGTTCATTGACTTAGACATTGTACCACCTACATCAGCACCTTTATTGCCACCAAACATGGTCACCCATCCTGCTGCAACCCAACCTATGATTGGAATCTGAGATACAGTTGGTGCTACTGATGCACCTACACTTGATCCCACAAGTCTACCTGTGTTCTCACCACTTCCCTCTGCCTTGATACATGCTATCTGCTCATCAGTCAATTGCTGTCCTTGTGTTGCAATTGGATTTGCTCGTAGACCTTGGTCAATACTACTGGATGTAACTTCTTCTACAATTTGAGTCTTATCATTTCCTAATCCTAAGAAACCTGACTTCTTCTTGATGTCAGTAGTAATATAAAACTTAGCAGGGTCATTTGCTCTGTAACTAATTCTATATTGTTCTTTGTCTGCCTCTATCAGGTATGATGTATATGGACCAACAGGTAAATCAAATGATGGTAACTTATCTTTACTAAGATATGTTGCCATGAATCCTATGTGTGCGAAACCCACCACTCCTCCGAGTGCACCGATAAAAATTTTACCTTTCATGATTACTTATTGTCAGGGACAATCTTGACAGGTCCTTGTTCGATACGAACCACTTGTGCAGGAGCAGTCTGTGATGCTTTCTCGATAAGGTATTCCATATCTTTCTTACTTATATTAGCACCGGCACCACCATTTGCACCATTCTTTTTACTCCCAACCTGTGCCCCAAATGTTGCTAGGACCCCAGTAAAGACCGAAGCTATGAAGGTTGGATCGAGTTTCTGTTCTGGTATATTCAATGAAGGTGGCAATTTAACATACGCTAATGTTAATATTCCTCCGGACCAAATCAAAATACCCAGACGAACAAAAGTGCCAAGGATCGCGAGTTGGTCCTCGTGATCTTCAGCACCTTCTTTCATTTTTCCGAGGAAACCTTTTTTCTTGGTTTCTTCTTGTTTTACTTCTTTCTTTTCCATACCAAATAGTAATCTATTTAGTATATAGGATATTAGAAAGGTGCAACAGGAGCACTAGGAGGGGTAGGTAAAACTGGTCCTGTGGCATCAGGCATCATATCAGGAACGATACTGCCTAGTGCACCGGGAAGTGATCCCGTAACACTGTCCATAACTTTTTGTTTAACTCCATCAAGTATGGACGCTCGGTTGACATATACGTATATACCACTACCGACAACGGCACCAGATACAACGAAAGACGTAACAGCAAGTACATTAATTAGTTTTTGCATAAGAGTTTTCTAAATTAGATAGTAAATAATCTTGGAAGGCATCCTCTATAGATTTATCGGATGGGTTTCCTAGTTCAACCCAGAGGTTGCAGAACTCATAGACATGTCTACAGTGCTGCTCTAACTGTGGGGTGAGGGCACGAAATACTTCCTGCCTCATTCTCATCCTCTCATCTGAGTACCGCCAATCACTCATATCAGAGTTGGGTTCTGATAAAGTTTTCCGCGTCCAAGACGACCAATGGTTTCTTTCCATTTTTCTTCATGATTAGGATAGGTTCATAATCACCAGAGTTTTCAACTGCTTGTTGATATGCATCCCAAACATTTAGTTTCTCTTGGTTCTTACATTCTACACTAAAAGGGAACTTTTGTCTAGCATCTCTTGCCATTATCAGGTCTTCCCCACCTGCACCCATACTTCTGGACTCAATATCTTCGGGGTGTACATTCCTATGTTCAATGAGCATATCTCTTACCCATTGCTGTAGTCTCCTACCCTTCGCTTTTGCACTCTGTGTTTTCATCGTCAACTAATTCAAAGTAATCAATTTCATAGTCCAGTCCGTCACAGTCATACCACTCATTATCTGACCCCAGATTGTACGGGTTCTTCATCTTTGGGATCAATTTGTCCTGATCATCTGGTTTCATTGTACTTATAGTATAATAACTATGTATACTGTGATTTCAAAATGTTCCAAGTCTCTTTGTAATCACTGACTTGATGAACTGTACCACGATCATTAGTTATAATAGCATGAGCAATGCTATAATCATTTCCCCCTACGAAGGTCTTGTCTCCGAAGAAAGTTATAGTATCATGAGTCTCAAAGTCTTGTAATATCTGAGACTTGTCATGTCCCTTTGGTGCAATATCTAGACCTGTCTCACCACCAACTGTGACACTGAGATCCGGGAACAATCTTCTGATGTTCTGTGCTAAGTTATCTCTCTCCTCCATCTTCTGATCCCATGCAACATATTGATCTCTCTCCGGAAAGGTTGCATTTCTCCCTATGATGCTAAAATTTATACACCCCGGTCTGGTTTCAATATGTTTACCTGTTCTCAATGAGAACTTACTAGCATTCAATTCTAGTTCTAAGTATGTTGATAATACAAAGGGACAAGACCACTCGCTTGTGTAAACGTTCTTGGTCTTCTCCCAAACACTGTTTCCAGAACAGTTGTATACTCTTTTACATTTATTATATAAAGTCTTACCCAACTGAGCAACAGTTTTATCTCTGTCACTACCTGTGACTAGGTAGACCTGATTATTTTTACAAAAATTACTAAAAAATTTAGAGAACTCTTTGTCTATCTTTTTTCTAGATGGTGTAAGAGTTCCGTCAACATCAAATAAAAACATTTACAATTTGAATCCAGAGAATGCATTTTTCTTCATGTCCTGTTTGATACCACCAACAACATAAGATTCTACCTCTGTCTCCTGTGGTGCTACCTGTAATCCCTTAGATGAGATCCAGTGTTCAGTCCATGGTAGTGGATTGTTTTTGATGGGTACATCATATGCAGGAGGAAGACCAAGTGCTCTCATCCTTTTGTTAGCAATCCATTCAACATATTTTACCAGAAGTTTGTCATTTAGTCCAATCATACTGCCATCTTTGAATAGGTATTGTGCCCATTCTTTCTCTTCATTGACAGCATTTTTGAACATATCTATGACAGTATCTCTTTCCTCTTCTACGATCTGTGACATGACAGGATCATCACCATCCATCCACTTCTTCAAGATTTGTTGAGTCAATACGGTGTGCTGATTTTCATCTCTGGCAATGAGGGAGATAATTTTTGCTGACCCTTCCATAACCTTGAGTTCACCGAATGCAAAACTGCAAGCAAAAGAAACATAGAAACGAATCCCTTCAAGTATATTGACATTTGCCACTGCTAGATAAAGTTTTCTCTTGAGTTCTTTCTCAGACCACTCTGCTGTGGTGCTCCCTTTCATATCAGGTCTCCACATGTTACCATTACCCCACTCCTGTGCCACCTCTAGGAACTCATCATATGCTCTGGTCACTGACTGTGCACGAGCAATGATTCTTTGGTCATCTAGTATAGTGTCAAATACTTCTGTAGGATCAGGATATACATTCTTGATGATGTATGTGTATGATCTGCTATGGATCATCTCCATGAACTGCCATACGTTCATCGCTGCCTCTAACTCAGGTAGAGCACAGTAAGGAGCGAATGCCATACCGGGACCTCTTCCTTGCACTGAGTCAAGTAGGATCTGATACTTCAAGTTAGAAGTGAATATATGTTTCTGTTCTGGGCGAAGAGTTTGATAGTCACCACGGTCTTTCTGTAGTGATACTTCTTCTGGTCTCCAGAAATAACCTAGCATTTGATTAGTAAGTTTATCAAACACAGGATACTTGTAAGAGTCATATCTTTGAACTCCAAGGGGAGCACCGAAGAACATAGGTTGTGACTTAGTATCTACCTTGTTCTGGTTGAATACTGTCATACCTCTTGGTTTTGACATCTTTGATTCGGTTGTTCTAAATTGCACAGGACTCACAGGTTTCGTCTTCGTTTTCTATTTGAGAGATAAGATCTGTGACTGGTGGAGGAGTCTCCTCAACCTCATCAGATTTGTTATCGAAAGTGTTCTGATAATATGAGGTCTTCCATCCATACTTATATGTGGACAATAAATCCTGTGCCATGACTTCCATGGGGATCTGATTGTCTTCATAGTTAGTAGGATTGTATGACCAGTTTCCAGATATACCTTGATCAAAGAATTTTTGCATGACTGATACTACTTTGATGTATCCATCATTACTAGGCATATCCCATAGTAAAGTATAATTGTTCTTCAACGACGAATATTGAGGAACCACCTGTTTGAGGGGTCCTTTCTTACTTTTTTTAACGGACAGGAACCCTCTAGGTGGTTCGATTCCGTTGGTTGCATTAGACACAACGGAACTGCTCTCCGAAGGCATTTGTGCGGACAGAGTGCTGTGCCTGAGTCCGAACTCCTGTATGTCATTCCTAAGAGAATTCCAATCATGTTGGTATGCTACCTTAGTAATTTCGTCTACGTCACTCTTATATGTATCAATTGGTAGTATTCCAGTGGAGTACTTCGTACGATCAAAGTATCCACACTTACCTTTCTCTTTTGCAAGATTGTTTGATGCCTTCAACAAGAAGTATTGGAATGACTCAGATAATGAATGAACAGCATCCCATGCTTCCTGTGAGTCATAGTTGAATCCCAACTTAGCAAGGTAGTGAGCAAGACCTATATACCCAACTCCAAGACTACGACGGTTCTTTGTCCCTTCCTCTGCAGCAATGACTGGATACTTCTGATAGTCTATCAATTCATCTAGTGCACGGACAGTCAGGTCACATAGTTCTTCTAGTTCACTATCAGATCTCACCTTACCTACATTGATAGCAGATAGAATACACAATGCAATCTCACCATTGGGGTCGTCAATGTGCTGTAACGGTTTTGTAGGTAGAGTGATCTCTTGACATAGGTTACTCATTTCAACCTTGTCTAAGAAGGAGGAGTGAGAGTTACAGTGGTCTATATTCATGATATAGATACGACCTGTCTCTGCTCTTTCCTTGATTAGTTGTCCAAATAGTTCTTGGGCAGCAATAGTCTTTCTAGGGATGGTCTCATCTTGTTCATACGATTCATAGAGTCCATCGAACTCTTCGGTTCCAAAGACATCATAAAGATTAGGAACATCGTGAGGAGAGAACAAACTGATATCACCACCGGTAATGAATCTTTCATAGAATAGTTTTGAGATTTGTATACTGTAGTCTAACTTACGAACACGATTATCTTCTGTGCCCTTATTATTCTTGAGGACTAGGATGTCTTCGATTTCTTGGTGCCAGATTGGGAAGTGGACAGTTGCTGATCCACCACGGATGCCATTTTGAGTGCAGCATCTGACAGTTGCTTCAAACTTTTTGAGGAAAGGGACAACGCCTGTGTGTTGAACTTCTCCACCCCTGATTTTACTGTTGATGCCCCTGATGCGACCTGCGTTGATACCAATACCTGCCCTCTGTGCAACATAACGACCCACGGCCATATCAGAAGTAAAAATACTATCCAAGGTGTCGTCAATATCAACCAGAACACAAGACGCGAACTGCCGTATAGGTGTTCTGACACCGCCCATGATTGGGGTCGGAATGTTGATTTTGTGTCTGGAAATGGCATCGTAGTAACGTTTGATGTAATTAATTCTGGTTGATCTATCATACTCTGCAAACATTGTCATTGCAATAAGTATGTACATAAATTGTGGTGTTTCGTATACTTGACCACTGCTTCTGTCCTGTACAAGATACTTGTCAGCAACTTGACGGAGACCGGCATAGGTGAAGAGGTAGTCCCTGTCATGATCGAGAAAATTACCTATCTCCTGTATTTCCCCTGCTGAGAACTTATCGTTGACTGCAGGGTCATACACACCACTCTCAACACATCTTTGAATGTGATCCTGTAGTGATGGTATCTCATATATCTTACCATATAAACTCTTACGTATCGAGAATAATAAAAGTCTTGCAGCAACAAACTGATAATTAGGTTGATCTAAACTTATGAGGTCACTAGCAGATTTGATAAGTATCTCCTGTATCTCGTCTGTTGTGATGCCATCATAGAACTGTATGCCTGATTGCATCTCAACTTGTGATGCAGAGACTCCTCCTAGACCATCACATGCACGTTCTGCCATAACATGCATTTTCTCAAGATTCAATGGTTCAATAGAACCGTTTCGTTTTTTGACCCGTACGTTGCTCATTCCTTTTCCAATTAGTAAATTTGAGTTCTGCTTGTAAGTTTTTATATGTATTTGATTCTAATACATTTTTTATGTTTTGTCCACCCAACACCATGTCGTTGACATCTTTTTGTGGTATTGTGTGTGGAAATATAACTACCTGTTCACCTCTTCCAATACAGTTGGAGATTTTGGTGACGATTTCTCGGTTACGTGGTTCGTTATCAAAAACCCAAATATAATTGCTCCAACCAAGCGACCTAATATCAACATCGGACCCACACATAGCAACCGAGTTTTCCACGAAGGTGGAATCGAAAGGTCCTTCAAGAATATAAATGGGTTTCGTTTCATCTACTGTGTCTAATCCGTAAAGTTTTGGTGCATCTTCATCCAACATGATAGTGAGATATTTAGGTTGCTGATAAGAATCTAATGCTCTACCTTGAAACCCAATTAACTTCTTTTCTTTATCATACATTGGTATGATTATTCTAGCATGATCATTCTTAGTTGTTTCAAATGTTGGTTTGAGAGTGTTGCAATAGTGTTTGAATCTCTCAGCATAGTAAAACTTGTTAGGATCTAACTTTCTTCTGACAAGATAATCCCTTGCTCTATCATTAGTAGATGCCAAGGGAAGACTGATCTTCGTCTTGAAGACTGGTTTATTGATAAGTTTTTTGAAATCTGGTTCAGGTGTGACGGATGCTTTCCCTGTAAGTCCTTCTCTGTATCGTTCTAAAACATATTGATCATAGAGTTGTGAGTCTAGATCTTTGAGGAAGTATGTAAAGGACTTGGAAACGCCACAGTTGTGACACTTGAAATTGAAATCAGTTTTAGTTTTGTAAAAATATCCTCTCTTCTTATTCTTATGCTTCTTTGAGTCTCCGCAATATGGACATCTGAAATTATATAAATCAGGTTTTACTTTTTTGAATAGTTGTAATCTTGAAGATATGAGTCCGATATATTTGGAGTCTACGAATATCATCTAGTATCATTGAACGTCGGTTCTATTAGTGTAGCAGTGATTGGTGTTGCTGTCAATGACTTCATGAACCTTTGTCCGAATGGACTAACGACGAAAGATACAATAGTAAGAGCACCAAAAATAGACCACATCTTCTTTTCCATAAGTCTAAGACGCTCATCAATCTTTCTAATATCCCTTTCGCATCCTGCTTTGATATCTGCACTCTGTCTATTAACTTCTCTATGTAAAGAGTCGATTTTTTCAAATAAAACTGCATCAATCCTGTCCTGTTTGTCTAATTTCTCATTGTGAACTGCTAACAACTCACCCATCTTGACACTATTTTCCTGCAGACTTTCGACAATTTTCTCCAGTCTTTCTAATAGTGCAGTGTTGACGTTGTTATTATCCATTTTTCTTCTTACGTTGAGATTGTAAACGTTTACGATAGAACATATTCAATTTCCTACCATACTTCTTTCTAAGATCTAAGGCAGGATCAAATCCGGCAACAGGTCCTTTCGGATCTGCCTTCCCACTAAAACCGGGGGCACTAGCAGTACCCCCGATGCTCATCATTTCTCTTATTAATTTGATTATCCTATCGTTGTTCATTAGATTTTTTGGAGAATGTCAAGGCATTTCTTATCTACCTTCAAGTCATCCAGACCAGTTTTGGGGAACTCCGGTATCCTATCAAGGAAT